ATCAGCCCTTTCTGAAGCGCCCAGTTGTTCCGAACGACGAGCACCTCACCATCGAGCTTCTTGTGCTCGGGCCGGTAGTCGTAACCAGACTCCCGGAAGTGCGAATGCCAGATAACCGCGATCGCTCCGCCATCGGTCGCCACGATCTCATTGATCGATTGAACCAACTTGTGGCCCTGGTCGATTACCACCCGCCGTTCTTCAAAAGGCAACCCGGCGATGCCGCGGCGGACCGCGTCTTTGGCCTCGGCGCGCTCCGCGACATCGGTGCCGCCGATGGGAATCGAGGTCGCCCAGCCCTGAAACCGCTGCAGAGTGCGCTGAATCGAGGCCTCGCGATTGAGCCTGATGAGGTTCGCGGAGGCGAGGATTCGCCGATCGAGCTCCGCCCGCAGCTTCGGTTTGATGCTCGCGAGCGTGAATTCACTGATACCCTGGTGCCGTTCAATCAGCTTGTCGCTTTCGACCGTGCGCTCGTATGTCTTGAGCAGCATGTCTTTCAGCGAACGGTGCAGGGTCGCTTCCGGAACCAGCACGGAACGGGCGGCTGTCTCGAGCTTCTGCACCCAGGCATCGACGCGCATCTGCGAGTCGAACCCATGCTCCAGGAGATCATTGATGGCGGCCGTCAGAACCTCATAGAACAGGTCGCGCGGCTTCGGCTTCGATGCCATTACGCCGCCGATCGACCGCGCCGCAGTTTCGGAAGGGTCCGCCCTCCTGAGGAGTCAAACCGGCCGAACTTCTTCGCTTCCGGCCCGACTTTCTCGACACCGCCCTCTTCCTGAGCGGGACCGTTGAGCGCGTTCTTTCGAGCTTCCTCTTGGCGCTCTTGCTCCTCGCTCTGGAACTGCTCCAACTCGTCGTAATCGAGTTGCAGCTCATGCGGAAACATGAGCTTGTTCTCGCTCATGTTGTCGGCCGCCCACTGGATCACACGGGCCTTGTTGGCGGGATCCACTTCAGGGAGCAGCGTCTGCGCAAAAGCAGTGATCGCTTCGAGCTTCGTCTGCTCGACTTTTACCTTTTCGCTCGGCGGCTCGCGCAGTAGCGACGGCCATGCCGCCGCAAAGTCCTGCCGCCACTGGCTGAACGCGTCCTCATACGCGACTTCGCCGTAGAGCTCGGGATACTTGCTTTGAATGCGCTCGTAAAAGGCCGGATTCCACGCGCGGTACTGCACGATGTTGTCGAACCAGGCGTATTCCGGGGCCATCTCGAGGCGGATGCTGTCGATGTAGCCCGCAATCAACTTCGCGTCTTCGGTGCCCTCGCCGAATCCCTCGACGAGCGTCTCATTGTCGAGGATCTTGGCCGGCATGTCGGCCGCGGTGGCGACGTTCTTGATGATGTTCGTGCGCGCGAAAGTCCCGGCGCCATCGACGTTCTGCATGTCGAGCGTTTCAACAGACTCCTCGACATCAATCTGCATCACCTGCCCGGTCTGCGCCTGCTTGAGCAGTGACCGCTTCACGCCCGCGATCCTCTGCATCACGTTGTTGACGACCGAGCCGGGCGTCTTCTGCTTGGCGACCAGCAGCCCGAGCTTCGTCACCACCATGTCATCCGCGATCATGGAGCGGATGAACGATTTCAACGGAAACAACGCGCGCTGATAGACCGAACGGCCGACGAAACCGAACGCGGAATTCGTGTACTCGAGGTAGATCGGCTCCTCGTTCATCACCACTTGGTACCGCGAGCGGTGATAGGTCTGCCCGTTGACCGTGACGTTCACCGGCTTGTTGAAGTCTGCAGCGGTGGGCACCTGATTCAGCACCAAACTGCCCGCGGTATTCAGTGGATCCAGGGCGTTGAAGAAGATGGGCAGTTCCCAAAGCTTCGTCATCTCGAGCGGCTGTTCCGACGGGAGATCCTTGCAGCCCATGATGAGAGCCGCGATTCCGTAAATCCGTGAGAGCCGCTTGACGTTGCGGATATGCCCGTCCGCCCCGATCTTCTCCCACTCTTGCTCGAACGCCTCGATGACCTCATCCGGCGCGTCCTGCACCGTGATCTCACGCTTCTGCGACTGCGCCATCTTGATCGGCGCGTCGACCATCTTTCCACCCAACGGGTGGGACGTGTAAATGGTCTTGCAGGTCTGATAGGACGGATCAGAGCCCGGTTGAATGTCCGGCGCCATCAACACGTCCATCAAGGCGCTACTCAGTGAGCTGCCGTTGATGCCCAGCTGGGAGGCGTTGGGCGTGTCGGAATCGCTGGCCATTTATGGGAATCCCGGAACTCGGATCAGGTCGAATTCGACGTCCGCATAACTCACGTTTCCGGTGCCATCCGTGATCTGGAACAGCACCTGGTGCGCCTCGGATGCGCGCGAGGTGGAAATCATGGCGTTCTGAGTCGAGGTGATCGTGACCGTGTTAGTCAGGTCTGGAGTCAACGTGGTCCACGGCACAATATTCGCGCCGCTTGTCACGTCGTCGACGCGGTAGCTGACAGCGTTCGGGACAAAGGGCGTGCCGGTCGAGTCGTAATACGTCGCCGTGACACGGCATGCCGATTGCTCGAGATAGCACGCCCGAGCGACCGGCAAGCCGTTCTGGCTTACCGCTGTCACAGTGGCCCAGCCGAACGTATGGCCCGAGCCAGAGAGGAGGCCATATGCGAATGAAAACCCTGCGACGGCGCCCAGCATTTGTCCTGCGCCGACCGGCAGGAGCAAGCCTAGAGCATGCGATTGGCCCAGAGACGCGCCTTCGAGTTGCGCGACACCTTCCACGGAAGCGACCGTAAATGACTGAGCGGAGGAGAGGCCACTCAGTGCCGCCGCGCCAGTGAGGCCGGCGATCGTGCATGCATCGGCTATCGAGCGGCCCGAAAGCGCCCCCGTGGCAACCAAAATGCCGACCGATTGCATCGCGCCTGCCGCAATCCCATCCAAGACGCCATCGCCGGCCAGCAATCCGCGAGCATGGAATTCAGCGTTGGTCGTACCCGCCAGAGCCGCAGTAGCGTTCAGCGCCGCCAGGGACGATCCTTCGCTGCTTGCTCGTCCTGATAACGCTCCAATCCCGACTAACTGCGCACGCATATGGCCTTCGCCGCGCGCAACGCCAATCAACGCGCCGGAGCCAATGGCGGCGGCAACAGCGTATGCAGAGCCGAAAGCGCCGCCAGTCATATTGCTCTGGCCGCCGCCGCTGAGATTTCCCAACGCGACCGCTTCCGCATTTGCCACACCGGACAGCACGGCTCCGCCCAGCGCCTGAGCCGCGTTTGCCAAGCCTTGGCCGAATGCCAGCCCTTGCAAGGAACCTGTGCCCTGAAGCGTACCGAACGCATGAAGCGAACCGAGGCTGACTCCGGTTAACGGAGTGACGGGGGTCAGCGCGCTCGAGCGAGGGATGCTCTGGAATGTGCGGGCCCAATCCGGACTAACGCCAGGGCCCGAGTTCCGTATATATCCGATCGTCGGCGATGCATTCGCACCGGTCATCTGGCCAAACGCGAAGGCTTGCGCGCTCGCGACGCCATTCGCATTGCCTTGGACAATGAATGATGACAGCGCTCGCGGGCGAAACATCGTCCGCGTGTTCGGGCTTACGCCAGGCCCGGTAAGCAAGGGCAGGACACCACCCGCTCCTCCAGCGACCACGCCGTCCGCGTACATCAAAAAATTCGGATTGCCCGAATTGGCCGATATCGCGGAAAACACAGTCGGGGGTGACGCGTAGGTCCCCGAGGTCGTATCGCTGTAGGATCCAGAGCCGTTGGCCGCGCAACCTATGCGCCCCGCACCGCCGTCGTTGTTTGGATCAACGTAGAATCCAAGGTAGTACTGGTTTCCGGCGGTAACCGCAACGGGAGAAACCGAGCCAAATACGAATTGCGTTCCGGATGCAGGCGTTGCTACAGGGCCAGTCGATGCCAATACCACACCGGTATTGCTACAGAGAAACATCTCAAGGTTCTCTGTACCGATACCTGAGTCTCCCCAGTAATAGGCGAGACTCGTAACAGTTCCAGACTGCGTGCAGGTATATAGCTGAAAATCAGCCATACCCGGATTGCCGGCAATCCGAACGATCGAAGAGAAGCCGGTGGTGTTGTTCGAGCCTACGAGGACGGTCATTTCATTCCAACAGCCTCGTACTCAGATACGGGAATATGGCCTGTGGCTCTAACCCACTTGGTGCCCTGCGATGCCGAAGTAGGCCGTGTTATACGGTCCGGTGAGGTTCCCATTGGCATCCACGATGCTATTGGCCGAAGTCCCAGTCACATAGCCTGAAAACGTCAAGGTCCCTATGAAGGTCGACAACAGCCAGTTGTTCGTCTGCGTGCCATCTCCAACAGTCACATCACCGCTAACGTTGATCGTGCCACTTCCAGAGACGCCGTTTGTTGTTAGAATGTCGCAGTGAGTGCACTGCCATGTATTGCGGTAGATGCCGACTGTGCCCCAATTGTTCCCAAAGGTGCCGAATTCGAGAGCCTTGCCACTAGTTGCGTAGTTGTTCCAGCACACTTCTCCAAGATGGGCGGACCACACGGAGAAATTGTCGTACCGGAACAATGATGTGTTATTTCCCACCAGCCCGGTATTCGCTCGCACGCTGAAATCGCGACAATCTTGCTTGAAATAGAAGCCTCCACCATCGCCACCGTTGATGCTATTCGATATCGTGTTTCCTTCGATCACGGTGTACTGCGCCGTATACAGCTCAACTAGTTCCGCAGTATCGGCCCCGAGCCATGTGTTGTTTTTGACTAGGTTGTACTGGCTAAGAACGCTCGAACTCCCGCTGGAATCCATCATAATGTGCGTCGGGTTCGCGCCCGCGATTCCGACAAAATTCGAAAAGGTGCATTCGAATGCGCAGAAATCCGTTACCGGTGGCGTGATGTGAATTGCCTGCAATCCACCCAATTGCGTGATGTTGTTGAAGTTGATTCCGTGGAAGAAACCGGCTTGATCCGTCCCGGCATCATTGATGAGATTTCCGCCCAAGCCGCCGGTGCTCTGTCCATTACCGTCCGTGCTGATATTGACCGTCTCGCCGGGATAAGCGAGGTGGACCTTCGGCTTACTGGCTATTACGCATCGCGTATAGTTAGGAAGCGTAGGAGCATTGCTCGCATACTCCCCGTAGCAGTCCATAGTCTGGTAACTACCAGCCCGATAGTAGACGAATTGATTGTTGTAGGTCCCGTCATTTTTGGTCGCGCTGCTGGTTCCTCCGATCGTGCCCGCATACCAGTCATTCATGGACCTGAATGGATTCGCGATAGTGCCGGTACCCGTACCCCCGTTGGCGGGAGAAGCGCTTCCATTCACAGCATCGACAAATAGGAACCCGGTTGTTGTGACCGTAATCGTCCATGTGACCGTCGCAACGGATCCCTCTTGGTCCGTAACCTGAAGCTGACACGTATAGGGCGACCCGGATGTAGTCGGATTGGACCAGTTGATGATCCCATAATCCGTATCACCATAGTGTTGGCCGACCGTCATTCCTGCGGGAGCAACGACCAACTTGTATTCGAACGGCCACGCACCCCCAAGCACACCCACCGGGACGCGATACAACAAGCCTGGATACGCTTTGTAGTACCGGTTTGTCGTTGTAAGACCTGCGCGCGGCGCGATAATTTGCAACGGTAGCACATGCGGCACAAAGTGCCCGGGCGCGAGCCGCCAGCTTGGGAGGTTGCCTAGCGGCGCAGTCGGCGAGCGCAATAGCAGAATGTTTCCCACGCTCGCCTTTCGATCAGTTGCAGGATGTCAGCTCGTACGAATGGCAGGTGAGCGAGTTGCTCGCGGACGCAACGCTCCATGTCGCCTGGAGGTCCACGACCGAGGCGACAGTGCTGTCAAACCCGGTCAACGGACCAGGTACGGCGAGCAACTGGATCGGTGTGGTGGCAGAAAGACCCAGCGTGGAAAACTTGCCCGCGCCGGCGACCGTGGCGGCAGTGCCCGACCCGACCGCGCGGACCGTTAAATCGATCTCGAGGGTCCACGGGGCGTTGGCAGCAGATGTCGCAAGCGTACCCGAGGCGCCTCCCGCATACACCGCGATCGAGCCGAACATCACCGTCCATGACAACGTGCCCGGCGTGGCGGAAGCCGTCGATATAATGCCTGCGGCGCTGATCTTGAGTTTCTGGCCGACGTACTGCAGAAATTCGGCCGGCAAGGTCGCTTTCGCCTGACCATTCAGAACGCTGGTCTGGGTGGTCGAGTTGGAAAGCGCGGGGCCCGCCGCCTGCAAAGTGATCAGTGGCGAATACCATTGATTGTTGGGCATGGGGTCGATTCCTTCAGGAGAAATAGCTGAGCAGAGCTCCCGCCGCGAAACTGGGAGTAATGCCGTTATTCACGATCAGCGGGCTTTGCACGATCGCATAGCCAGCACCGACGCTCGTGGTGTTGACTGGGTTCGCATTGCCCGCGGTCGTAGATAGGGTCACCGTGATGCCAGAAACCGTGCCCACGTAGTACACAACGCCCTCGGTAGTGCCTGTCGGGAGTGTGCCAGCGGCATTGCCATAGAGGCTAATCCGGTTATTCACCGCCAGAGACGATCCCGGGATCGTCAGCACACCCGGACTTGCCGATGTGCACGTGAAATCGAGCAACGGTCCGGGGCCGATGGGGCCGGACAAGAGAAGCGTGCCAGCTCCGGTCGCGGACAGCCCCAGTCCCCAGTGTGTCAGGGTATCTCCGCTGGCACCGCACTGCGCGAACGAGATTCCGCCCGTGTTGGCTACCTGCACAGGAGACGTGCCGCTGACCGTAAACCCGCCTGTAGTACGCGAAACGCCGACGCGCGTGTAGTTGGTATACGCGGTCTCATTGGTCGTCTGATTTCCGCCGATACCAGGATCAGCGTTGTGCAGACTCACGTAAAACTGCGTCGCTGGGCTGGTCGCAATGTTCTGAGCAATCGCCGTCCAGCTCGTCCCGTTAAACATGAGCTGAAGCATGCTGCTCACAGTAGCTGAAGTGAGATTCGGCATCGCCGTGATGTCCTTTACTTGGGGAGGGTGCGCGCGATCTGGATGCTGTTCGCACGCCGATCGAGTTCGTAGTTGCAGACGTTCAGCATAGAGGCGGTGAACTGCATCTGTTGAATGCAGCGGTTCAAGTTGGCGGCGACTAACTGCATTTCGCCGCCGATCTGTTCCTGGGCCTCCTTGAGCTCCTCGTCCGTCATGTCCTTGATGGGCTTGTTGCCGAGAAGAAAACCGGGTTTGGACATGAGAAACCTGCGAGCACAAAAAACCCCGCTCGAGGCGGGGCTTGGTTGACAGCGAGTGTTTGATCGAGCCGGGTCAGAAGCCGGCGCTGTTCCCAAGGGCGAGCGCGCAGTTGTAACACCACGCATCGAACACATCATCCGCCCCCATGTCCTTGATACCGGGGCTGAATCCCAAGACCTGGGACATGAAGTGATTCTTCGTACTACCCTTGTAAGTCACGACGCGCTCGTACGCGGGGCGCGCGACCTTGACATGTCCGGCATGGACGTATCCGGAGATGTTGATTCCGCGCTCGACTTTGCCCATCGAAGTGAGCTTCGAGTCGATCGCATGGACGTTCCAGTCACGGTTCGCGCCCTGTTGCAGCAGCACGATGCCGGCGGCCTTGTCCTCGATCCAGACCCCGAGGTTGCCCATCCTGGCTTTGCACTGCTGTGCGAGCTCCTCGAGGCGCTGAAACACCGTCGGCAGCCATATCTCGAGCAGCGCGCCGTCGAGCTGCGTGTAATCCCAGTCGAGAATGGTCAACGGATGCGCGACACCGGTGCGACACATTGCCCCGTAAACTACCGCAAGCCCGTCGTGGTCCTTTCCCGACTTAGCCGCGGTGTCAACCGTCGCGAAGATGCCGTCGACACGCTCGGGCAACTCAACAGGTTGGCCATTGACCAGGAGCGAATGTTCGGTGAAGAACGCGCCGCCCGGAGGCCTTGGGAGCTGTTGGTATTGCCCGCTGAAGATGTACGGCGATGCATCCTGCATCCGCTTCAGCGTCTCGATGCTGTGCTTCTCAGGCCACAGCGCCGTGCCATCGGTCTGGATGGCGGGGAGACACACGAGCTCCCACTTCTCGCCGTTGTGCCCTTCGAGGAGCCAGCCCGCCAAATCTAACTCATGCAGCCGTTGCATGATGAGGATGACGGGTGTGTCAGGCGAGTTGAGGCGGCTTTCCAGGGTGTTCTGGAACCACTCGATGACGCCCTCGCGGATCGTCTCAGAGTGCGCCTCGTCCGCCTTGTGCGGGTCATCGATGATGAGCGCACCACCGAAGGAGCTGCGCCCGATCTTCCCCGCACCGAATCCGGTGATCGTGCCGCCCGCGCCGGCCGCGTAAACGCAACCGCCCTGCTGCGTACGCCAGTCGCCCCGGGCCATTGCGTCATGACGCAACGTCGTGCCCGGAAATATCTCGTGATAGGCCTCGCTCGCAACGATGTCGCGAGTCTGCCAGGAGTTCTTCTCCGCGAGCGTGCCGCTGTAGCTCGTGTAGATGAACTCCGCGTCCGGCACCTTGCCGAGTGCCCACGAAACGAAGTCGGTAACCTGTTGGGTTTTGGAGTAGCGAGGCGGCTCGTTGATGATGAGCCGTTTGCACTGGCCGTTGAAAACACGGGTCAGCGCGTCAGCGACAATCGGATGATGCCGTCCGCGCAGCCATTTCTGGCCGGTGCGCCGGTGCATCATCCAGCGCGAGTAGAAGTACAGTTCCTCGCGCGCTTTATGCGCCGCGACCGCGCGCTCCTTGGCGCTGAGGATTTGCACGGTCAGATCCGCTCATCGAGGTCCTGCTCGATCGCTTTGGCTTCCTCCTGGGCGATGACGTACACCGGCGCGACAGGCAATGGCGTACCATTCGGGCCGCCGTGCTCGTGTTGCTGCGGCAGCATCCGTTTCGCCTGAGCCAGCAGCTTCAATGCATCGGTCTTCGACCAGGCGCGGTACTTGTGGATCCGGCCGACCTGTTTGCGAGACTCGCCGCGCCCCTCGAACAACTCCTCGACTTCCGTGGAAGCGAGCCCGGCGGAGACCTCCGGCGGAAGTTGATGGATCGGAAGCGGGTTACCCTCGGGATCGTAGAGCTTGCGGTGATCGAAGAACGCCACATGAGCGAGCTCGCGGTAGATGCGAGTTTGCGTGATGCCGGCCTCCTCGGCCGCCGCTGCTTCCCGCTCCTCGATCGCCGCCCGCACATCGGGCCGCTGCCGCATCTTGTACGCCCAATGCTTGGCGTTCTGGTCTCCCGCGCCCGCCGCGCGCGCGGCGTCAGCTCCTGTTTCGCCCGCAACGAGCCCATCCACAAACCGCCGCAACCGCCGCGAGAGCTTCTGGTACGGCGTCTTTTCCGGTTTCGGCTCGGGCGCCGGTGTCTCGGAAGTCATGGTGGAGTCAGGTCAGCCCGCACCCGTGGGATATCGCTCCCAACGAACGGTGTCGCCGTCGAAGTGAAAGCGCAGCCCCATGGCCGCCTCGATCACGGCGCGGTCTTCGGTGGAGGCGTCCTGGAGGTGCAGCGTGTAGAACTTCCCGTGCGCATGCTCACGCGCCGGGGTTGGAGCCGGCAGCGGCGTGCGGTACGAGTATGTCCGCTCACCTGTGGTTGAGTCGAAACCATTGTGGTATCGCTCCCACTTGCCCGCGTCGATCTCAGCCTGGGGTGGGCTGCCGCAGTAGCTAACGCCGCTGCGGATCTCGCCATGGCCTGCGTAGCGATTCGGTGCCCCGGCGACGTACACCTTGTGGGGCCAGCCGTACTTGAAGTCAGCCCAACTGACCGTGGCGCCCAGCCGAATTGCCGCGGCGAGCTCCTGCGGATGCATCGAGCCGCAATAGCCGCACGTCCACCACTCGCGGGCCGAGCGCATGCCGCTGAGGCAATCGTCCTCCTCGGGCGACCGCGGTGCGCTCCAGGGATAGCAGCCGCCTTCCTGGAAGCGTTGAGCGAGATGATCGCCCGCATGCACGCGGGTCGCCGCGGGGGCTGCGGCAAGGTAGCCGGTGATTTCGCGCATAGCTCAACTCACCCGAGCCGGCCGCACATGACGGCTCGCGTCGGCCCTACGCAGATTCTCCTCGCGCAGCTCGCGCGCCCGCCGATTGCCGGCGACATCCTTGTCGCCGAATTCTTCCCTGACCCAGTCCTGGATACGGTTGGCGCCCTTGCGCTTCGGCGCGGGACGTTCGAAGAGGTCCGACACGCGCAGCGCGCCGGCTTCGCCCCATTCGCGGGGTAGGAATGAGGACATGCGGGAAACTCGCGGTGTTTTTGTGGGGCGCAGAAACGCGAAAGCCGCCTCGGTGGGCGGCTTATCGGGTGTTCGGCTGATTTTGGACGTGACTAGAGCGCTGGAAGAAATCCGACCTGGTAGGGCTCGGCGCTCAAGTTGTCGGCAGTCGCGGCTGGGCCTGCAACGTCACGGGGCGCAACTCTAGCGCTACCCCGATATCAATTGCAAACTACACCATTGACGTACGTACACCGTTGGTGTACTATGCGTCCCATGATCTTCATCGAATCCACCGCGTTCTCAGAGGATTTGCCGGGGCTGCTGAGCGATGAGGCTTATGCGGCATTCCAGGCGTATTTGGTCGCCAACCCCAAAGCGGGCGATGTGATTCAAGGCACCGGCGGTATGCGCAAGATTCGATGGGGCGTGGCGGGTCGCGGCAAGAGCGGCGGCGTACGCGTGATCTATTTTCACCGCGTGAGCCATAGTCAGATCCGATTGCTCGTGATCTATCGCAAAGGCATCAAAGACGACGTGACACCCGCGGAAAAGAAGGTTCTGCGCAAGTTGAACGAAAACTGGTAGAGGTACTGACGATGGACAAGAAACTGTTTGCCAAGCTGGTCGGGGCGATGGAGGAAATGAACGAGATTGACACCGGTAAGCGCAAGCCCTCTCGGATGTTTGAAGTTCACGCGGACAGCGTGAAGGAGCTTCGCAAGCGCATCGGGCTGAGCCAGCCGAAGTTTGCGGCCCTGCTGCATATCGAGGTCGGCACGCTGCGCAACTGGGAGCAAGGAATTCGCGAGCCTACGGGGCCGGCTAAGGCGCTCCTAACGGCGATCGCGAAGGACCCGGAGCATGTGCTGAAGGCGTTGGCGGCGTAGAGACGCGTCTCACCGCCACTGCGAGGTGGTCGTATTCGCGAACAACACCGTGAATACCTCCGTAGCGGGCACTTCGGGATCGTAGGCGAAGGCTGCCAGGAGCTCGAGCGCCCGATTGCCGACGGCGTTCGCGTCGGCTTCCATTT